ATTTCGGAAGAGTAAATGGAATCATATAATCAATGTGTAAATCGGAGACATGCATTATATTGTCAACAAAATTTAAAAATTCTGTATTCACAATATTGTGGCATGTACGAAGAATATAATTCAAATAATTTTTTATTATATTTTTTTTCTCGATATTATACTCGTTGCTTATGTTTGTAATGAATTCAATATTATACTTTAATGTTTTGTTTTTTATATGGTCAGTCATTTTTTCCCATAACTCGACGCGAATAATTTTTTTGTTATGAATAATTTGTTCATTCGATTGCATATAATTTATCATGCTTCGAATGTCAGAATTGAATAGCTTTTGAATGAGCATGATTGTATCCGAATTATATTGTAAATTCTCTTTTTCGTTAATAGTGTCCAAAAATTGTATAATTTCATTCTCTGGTAATTGATTAAATCTTAGTCGAACAAATTCGTTTTGAAGAGCTTCGTCTATTCGGCTAATATAATTACATATTAGACAAAATCTAACATTTGCCTTGTAACTTTGTAGCAAATATCTAAGGGCAATTTGGGCATTTTTGGTCATATAATCTACTTCATCCAGAATTACAAATTTTACGCCATTATTAAATAGACTCTTGGAATTGACAAATGTGTTTATTTGATTTCGAATAATATCTATTCCACGCTCATCAGACGCATTTAAATGAATCATTAGATTTTTATTGTTGCTCTTTTCTTGATATGATTTAATTAGATTTATTATACTGGTGGTTTTACCAGTACCGGGTGGGCCATAAAATAGTAAATTGGGGAAATGGTCGGTTTTAATAATATTTTCTAATATTTTCTTGTTAAGTGGGTCCAATACGATTTCTTCGAATGTATTCGGTCTGTATTTTTCTACCCATGGTGTAAAACTATTCATTAATTATATGTAATTATATGTATGGTTTAATATTTATATGCTCTTTATTAAATTAAATAAATAAGGTGTTCAGTAATAATTTTGTAAAATATCTCTAAAAAATTATGAAATCGCCAAATAATTATGTAAAATCGCCGAATAATTAAATAAAATTGAATAACATTTAAACACAGTTAATCATGATATTATAAAAAATGGGGAACGATATTTCTACAATGACCCAATCATTGCCGGTCGGTTCGCTACAACTATTTGTAGGTCCGATGTATGCCGGTAAAACATCCAAGTTGATTGAAACCTATGAAGAGTGCATATATAGTGACAATCACGTTATCGTATTAACCCACTCGGATGAGATTCGGTATTCAATCGATAAATTAAGCACACATAACCAAAAGAAGATTGATTGTTTTAAATATGACACTATAACATCATTTATCAATGAGAAAGCCGATGCTATTAAAGAATGTAAGGTTATATTGATCGATGAAGGCCAATTCTTCAAGGATCTATTAGAAATATTGCCATTAATTAATCAATTACACAAACACGTTTATGTATTTGGCCTAGATGGCGATTTCAAGCGAAATAAATTCGGTCAGATATTGGATTTAATACCACACTGTGATAGAATCGAAAAGCTACATGCTACATGCTCAGTATGTAGTAATCAAGCAATTTTCAGTCACAGAACGACCGATTCGTCAGAACAAGTGCTAATTGGAAATGAGAATATATATCAACCATTATGTCGAGAATGCTACAATTCTAAACAATCTCCTTAATTATTATTTTAAAACCATTTAAATTAATCAATATAATTACTATAAAAATGAATTCAACGATAAACCAAAACTCGTCAATTTCGTCAGAAACAATTCCTATCGAAAAAAAGAAGCGAGGACGAAAAAAGCAGAATGTCGCGTTAGAGGTAAAAGAAGAACCAGTTGTTGAGGTTGTCAAACCACATCCTAAAAAAAGAGGTAGAAAACCAAAGGGTGGTAAAATTATACAACAGACCGATATTATCCATCACAAGGCTGTGAACGAACCAAGTGTTATATTACATCTAAGGTGTTCACTAAAGGATATAGAGGATACGAATAATTGTCCCACAAACTACAAATACAATCCAAGTATCGAATCTATTCAAAGCTTTCAATTTGACAATTCGAAGATTGACAATTTTTTAATAGAGCAGAATGTTACTAATAACGCGGATAATGGTTGTTATAATGGTAATAATGTTGAATCTATCAATACAACCCAACATTTAAATTCTGATATAAATAATAACTATAACAATAATAGTACATATAATGTTACTATCAAGACAGATGATGGTTGTTCTAAAATGACTGCTACCACGTCATCTAAGAGTGACATAGCCGATAAATTGAATACTCTGAAAGCAAATTTACATCATAATAATATTTATGATAAACGATCTGCATGCTTTTGGTGTACATGCGATTTTGATAACCAGCCTTGCTTTATACCGAAAAATGAATTCAAGAATTCATATCAAGTGTATGGATGTTTTTGTAGTCCGGAATGTTCGGTAGCTCATTTAATGAATGAGAAAATCGATTCTTCTATCAAATTTGAACGATATCAATTATTGAACCATATTTATGGTAAAGCGTACAATTATAGTAAAAATATTAAACCTGCCCCAAATCCGCATTATTTATTAGACAAGTTTTATGGAACTCTAACTATTAAAGAGTACCGAGACTTGTTTAAGACAGAGCAGTTATTAATCGTAGTTGAAAAACCATTAACGCATGTTTTTCCAGAATTATATGAAGACAATGCGGATTTTATATTAAATCAGAGGACAATCCCAAGTAACTCTACTTTTAATTTAAAGAAGAAGGTATCTACTACAAAAAAGGGTGTGTTTGAACCAATGACATCAAAATAATTATTGGAAGCCAAAAGTAACAAACAATCGTAACGAAAATAAATATTATATTGCTTACACGAATATAATATTTATTTATTTTAATGTCCTATTTTCTCTCTACACAATCAAGTACTATACTATATTACTTGCCTAATACATTGGATAACAACTCTACCTTTTCTTGTTCCTTTCTAAATGACCTAGCACCAGAGTCCATTAAATTTCGTATTTCACCATATATTTGTTGATTCGTTGTCAATGTTGTCATTCGATTCTTATTTTTTGATGTATCTTTAATACCAAAATAGTCGTTTAATACTTTCATGTAATTATATTGCTCTTTTTCCAACCTAATCTTTGCTTCTTCTTCTGTCAATTCCGTTTGTCTACATACAATTTGAATTAATTCATTCAGTGGTTCGGTTATACTCTCATACATTTTTATTAAATTCTCTCTTGATATCTCGTTATCGTTTACTATTGTATCGTCTGTAACTATTGTATCGTCGGTAACTATGGTATTATCGGTTACTGTGTTTGATTCTTCTGACTGGCTCATTATATATAACTCTTAAATCTTTTTTAAACTATATTAAACGAATGTCTATTATATATTTAATGGAGTATATTCAGTCGAAGCCAAATAATATAGATGTGTATGTAAATGAATTTCATACACGTATCAAGACGGAATTTGAAAAATCAATTAATAAAATATATAATGAAGAACTGAGTGTATATAGGCAAGTTATTGAAACTGTGGTTAAATTGCCTTTTATTCAAGAAATCATCGAAGAAAATAAAACACTAAAGGCTAAATTAAAGAAGTTGGAAGAAGCTGATAATATTGTTAAATTAGAAATATTCGATAAACCAGTTTCAAAAACATTATTAGATGTTGAAACAATTCCATTTAGTAGCGAATCCAATAGCAGTGCCAATAGCGATGATGACGACGCTGATGACGAATCGTCTGGTGATGAGGGTGATTCATCGGAAGATGAGGACGATGACTTGCCAATCGCAATTAAGGAAGACAAAGTAGAGACTACTACTAAGTCTATAGCAGATGCCGAGGCAGACGAAGAAGAGGAGGAAGAGGAGTCGTCTGATGCTGATGATGAGCAGTCAGTAGACGAAGAAGATAAGTCTCCAACTTTTCCAGTAAAAATAATTGTTAATAAATTAGACAAAGAAGAAGATAATTTAGAAGAAGTGGAAGAGGAAGAAGAGCCGTCGGCAGACCAAGAGGAAGTCGAAACCGAAACAGAGGAAGTCGAAGAAGAGGAAGAATATACTGAAGAAGAAATCGCATATAATAAAATAGATGATGTGATGTTTAATAAAAAATGCTTAAATACTGATATGAAAAAAAATGTAAAGTTGGTTGAGGAAGTCGAAGAAGAGGAAGAGCCGTCGGCAGACCAAGAAGACGCCGAAGTAATTGAAATTGAAATCGACGGCAAGACATATTATTGTGAGAGTGAAGAGAATGGAAATATATACGAAGATGACAATGGTGAAGTAGGAAACATAGTGGGCGAAATAAAGGACGGAGAGGCAACGTTCTTCGAATAATTTTATTTAGTTATAATATAAGATGCTTGATACATTATGCCCACCGGCGATATTATATTTAGGTTTTTCATTAACACAAATTATAATTGATACATTTAAAGGCCACTACAATACCGCCTTCTTCAAAACAATTGTAATGTGTATATTTACATTACTTTTGAATATCCTATGTTCTAGAGGATTGAGTGTTATTTCTTGGTTAATTGTTTTTATTCCATTTATACTAATGACATATATTACAGCTGTATTATTATTCGTATTTGGACTATCACCTTCGAATGGAAACACAACCTCAAACTATAATGTGAAATATCCGTCTGATTATCCAAATGAAATGTTAATTGCTAGAAACCCACAGAATGAAATGATGGATGATATTGATTTTGATTTTGATTTTACCCAACCATCATTGCCACCACAAGTTCTTACTACACAATCGTCTTTACAATCACAAGTTCTTATACCACCAGCTGTTACTCAATCCACCGCAACACAACCAGCAGCAGCAGCAACACAACCAGCAACACCACCAGCAGCACCACCAGCTCTTAATACACCACCACTACCACCCGTACCACCACAATATTCGCAATATCTTCAACAGATGATATAATAGAAATATATGATTATACGCAAATAATTTAAAAATATAAATATTTAAATTATTATAAATGAATATATTTATTGAATTATGTAATATTGTAGGCACTGTATTATACACAGCATATGATATTCTGTTACTTGGTTGTGTTATAATAATATGTCCATTTGAAAGCCTTGAAAGCAAAATGACTATACATACTAAGTGTATAAATGCTTGTAATAATTACTGTAACGATCTATGTTATGATATTAGCTGGAAAATGTGTGAAATAGTCACAGTAGTACAAATTTTCAATAAGAAAACACTAGTACCAACGTTTCATAGAATGACAAATAATTATTTTAGAAATATAAACGCGGTATCACTTATTAAAAACGGTGAAGAAATAAGACAATTTGCTACATGGGAATCGTTTGAAGTTGAAAAGGAAAATGTAGAGTTTGATCTAATATTATATACCAAGTATAATGAAACCGAATCTAAAAAAAATTATACTGCCATAGGTGAATTGAGTTTAAAACATCCAGAACAGTTATGTACTCATATATGCGATGTTAATTTCATTATATTTCAATTGACAACCGATAACAATAAATACGATATTAATTTAAAAGAGCCACAAAATTTCTTTGTAAAGGATAATACATTAAAATTTGCCTTTTTTAAATGGTACATGAAAAAGGTTTATGATGTCAATCTAACCGAGGATTTTAGCGTAAATTATATGACACAAGATATGTCTATTGCCAATTTACACCATCCATTTTATATAAAATTTAATGAAGACGGAGTTACATCGTTTTCAACTGGAAAACCTAAACCAAAAGATAATTTGAATGACAATCAAGAGCAAAATGTTTTTTTGACATCATCAGTACGCGAAGAAAGTTTATACACAAATATAATTAATAGTGAACGACTTAAGGAACATTGCGAATAATAATATTGCCATTAATAACATTGCGAATAATAACAATACGATTAATAATATTAGCGAAATAATATAAAAAAAAATTGATAGCTAATAGTATAATGGAGGAACCCCATAGTTTGGTTAATTCAGCAATGCAACAGCATACTCTCTCCGACGAATGGTGTCTGTGGGCTCATTTACCACATGATACTGACTGGTCTTTGAATAGTTACAAGAACATCTTCAGCATTAAGACTGCTGAAGAGGCAATTGCTTTGAATGAAGCTGTGCCGTCAAGATTGGTGAATAATTGTATGTTGTTTATAATGCGAAAAGGAATTACGCCGCTATGGGAGGATCCCAAAAACAGAAGTGGTGGGTGTTTCTCATATAAAGTGAGTAATAAAACGGTATATGAATGTTGGAAGAGTCTTACCTACAATTTAGTAGGCGAGAGTTTATCCAATAATAAAAATTTACAGCAAGATATAACGGGGATTACTATTTCTCCGAAAAAAAACTTTTGTATTATTAAAATTTGGTTGTCTAAGTGTAATTTTCAAGATGCGTCCCTTATTAATTGTAATAGTGGCATCGACGCACATGGATGTTTATTCAAAAAACACGCCCCAGAATATTAAACAGAATATTAACCCACACATAACAAACAAACAAAAAACAATATTATGTAAACAAGTTAAAAAAATAGTCATTGTATATACATACTTACAATGACTATTTCAAATATGCGAATTCAATTAAATTATTATTATTTTTTTGTCGGTATGACTGGCATTTTTAACAGAATATCCCATAATATGCGTTTATTATTTAGGAAATAAATTCAATTTTCAAATGTAAATAATATTTAAAATAATATATTATTTATTTTATGTGTATAAAATATAGATGTCTACTATGTTAAGTTGGTGCAGTGGAGATTCTTGTAAAAAAATGTTTGGTATTATGAATAATCTTAATACTATGTTGAAATCGCTAACAGAAAAACCGATTAGTGAAGATACATTAAATGAACGAGTTAATATCGAAAATAAATTATATGAATTGATAAATGAATACATTCTCGATAATGAGTTAGAAATTACATATGAACATATAGAGCGAATGTTAGTCGATCTACCAATAGTAAAGGAAACTATAAAAACGATGTATATTATGCATTATAAAGAGATGGGTAGCGAAAGATATAGAGAAATATCAAGCGATATTAACAGTCTAAATAATTCAGTGTATGTAATGACTATAGCGGAAATTATGTGTGATAATGAGGGTCCTTCTTTTATGTTCAGCTATGATAAAACAGAAATCGATGAACAAATTGCTAAGTGTAATATAACTGAGCCAAGCAAACCTCGCAAACAATTACCTTATTCAACAGTTGATGGAAATATAAAGAGATATACTACTATTGCTACTGGTCCTATGAAACGCGGTGGTAAAAGAAAAATGCACAAAACTGCGTCCAAGAGGAAGAGCAATGGCAAGAAAACAGTCCATCGTGCTACTAAGCGTCGCGTTCATACACGCAAACATGGCAACAAAAAAAATAAACGCCATGTTAAAAAGCACACTAAGCGCGCATAATATTATATTATGGATTTTCTATAATTACACTCAATAAAATAAATTATTAATCATAGTTTATTTTATTTTAAACCACTGGAAACATGTATATCATTTATTTTTATAATATTTCCTACTGGATTTCTTAGCTCTCATTTTCTTAACTCTCAATTTCTTAGCTCGTGTTTTCTTAGCTCGTGTTTTCTTGGCTCGCGATTTCGTGTGACTTCTTCCGCCAAGAATATTACATCCCACACCACGACATTTTGGAGGTGCGCTAGCAACTCTATCAACTTCATCCAATTCTACATTTACCTCACACCACGAGCTACCTATGAGAGTTAGTCTATCAAACTCTTTCAATTTTACATTTAATCTATCTTGTAAAATAGGTATTAGATTAGAGTCAGAGATACCAGAATACTGTATTCTATAAGTATTATACAAGGCCCTTTCATCAGAATATCCAGGTCGATGTATATTTTCCCATAAAGTTAGTCTAAGCATTAAGTTGCTAATTGTCTGAATTTCTTTTAGAACTTCATTATCTTTATTTTGTAAAACATAACATTTTCTATTCCACAACCCAGACGGGTCAGCATCAATATCCAATACAAACTTAGGTCCTCTTCCTAATACTTTATTGATAATATCGCTTTGGGAAATCTCTGATAAATCCGCCCGCATTGGCATACAGTATACAGTATGAAAACATCGTTCGTCCCATAAAGAATCATCTCTTAAAAATCCCAATCCAGTGTAACTGTAAAAAGCAGATAAATTTTTATATCCATCTACCAATTCTAATAAGCAATCCGGATTAATGCTCCGATTGGCTTTTATACAATATAAACATGCTCCCATAAGTATACTTCCCTTTATACTATTCGGTTTAACACATATTACATTTACACACCATGATTTGGGGTTGGCCATACATTGACCCTTTTCAATGATAATCACCCCCACAATCGCATTGAACTTATCTTCTAATATTAGTGCAGGGGTATCATCTGAACGAATGACAATTTTCGTATCAATCGCAAATAATATGTCATAATTATTTTTCTTAGGCCTAATATCATCCTCTGTATCATCATTCTCTTCATCCTCAGCCTCATCATTATCTTTCGTACGCATACGGAATGCTGACTGCATGGTGGTCTTGGTATACCCACTATGAACATTACTATCAGTAGTACAAGGATTCGCACCATTTATCAATTTAGTCATAACTTTTTTATAATCGTCATACTGCTCATCCATAATATTATCCGCGTCATCTTCCGTGAACCCGAAAAACCATTCATGAAATGTCGATCGATTATATAATTTATAATTTGATAATAACTGAGATACATGATTACTATATTCTTCTATTTTTGTCTTCGAGAATAGTGACATTATTATATAATAACTAGAAAATATTATATAATAGTACAAAATGTTACCTAAACTGTTATTTACACGAGCCGAATTATAAATTTTTCTTTTTAATCGGTCTAATCGCTATTCTTAGATGGAAGGGGACTCAAGCAAAGCTTAATGGTACCCAAACTAGCCACATAATACTTGACCACCAAAGGCAAATCATTCTCCAAATACATTTCAATCTGACTGCAAAGATTTGTACACTTGATGAAGTATCCAAGGTTCTTTAGTGAAAACTCGCCTTGAATAATTTTATTCGAATCTTGTTTTTCAATAAATTCCATTCCACCAGTCGATTCTTCACGCTTCACCTCTGCTGTAGCAAATTGACCCTCGCATCTAAAAATCAATTCATTGCCAACAGATTTAATCTCCAATCTCTCCGAAATGCACGACAAATCGCGAATAATCTTTTGAAAATCAGCGGAAGGAAGGTTAATAACGGAAGAAAAGTGGACATTCGGCTCCTCGAACTCATCTGAGTCGGGTTCAATTAATCGAAGTTTTTGGGTCTTACATTGTTTAATATCACCATTCTCAAACTTTAATCCCAAAAATGATACAATACCATCATAATAATCGCAATTTTCAATATAAATGGTCAAAGTATCATCATTATCAATAGAGTTGATAAGTTTAAATAGATGAAACATATTTACACCGACGACGATTTTATCCTTGTTACATTCATAATGCTCAAAATTCTCGGCAGCCAAGAATAGATGGGCTAACATAGTATGTGATTTATCCATATTGATGATGCGAATACCATCCTTTTTAAAAGTAATATTCGTTTCCAATAAAATATCCTTAAGGGCGGTCATCAATGTGCGAAATGGCGCAATTTGAACTGTTTTAATTGTCAAGACATTGTTTGAAGTATTCATTCCTATAATTATTTTTTATGTAAAAATCTTTAAATACTTATGCGTTTATATTTAAAATTTTTGTAAGTTATAATTATAGTTAATATAGTTGTTTTAGTGGCACTAAAATTTGACATATTATTTTATAGATATATATTAATAATAATAATAATATGTCAAAAATGAATGTAGATGGAATAAAATATAAGAAAAATGGGTTCAAATATAAGAAAAATGGATGGACTTATATCTCTATTCGAGGCGAACCCTATGAACGAGGAGTCGCGCATGGATCATTATTAAAAGCAGAAATCAAAAAATGTATTTCTACTATGGAATGGAATTTATATGATTCACATGGACTAAAAATGGACTTCTTCACAGAAATTAGCAATTTCTTCTTTAAAAAAACGATCGAAGAACATTTTCCAGAATATTTCACTGAATTGAAAGGTATAGCAAAAGGCGCAAAAGTTCATTTAGACGAATTGATATTATGGAACAATATTGCTTCTCTTGATTACGCTTTACCAAAATTAAAGGTTTATTTGGAATATATGCCTCAACTTACTAAAAAATACGGCCATTTACTAGAAGCCCTACCGTCTATCGGACAATTGGAAGGTGGATCAAAAGACAAATGCTCCGCTTTCATGGCATTAGGTGATTATACACACGATGGCAAGATTTGTTGCGCGCATAATTCTTTTGATAATTTTATTGATGGACAAAATTTCAATATTATAATTGATATTAAGCCATCCAAAGGCCATCGAATGTTATTTCAAGCCGCACCTGGCTATATGTCAAGTCAAACTGATTTTTTTATCAATAGTAAGGGATTTATAGGTACAGAAACAACAATCGGTGGATTCAATACTTATAAACATGGCGATCCGATTACTTGTAGAATACGACATTGTATGCAATATGCCAATACTTTAGACGATTATGTAGAATTTTTAAAGAAGGAGAATTCCGGCGACTATGCCAACTCATGGCTTATAGGCGATACAAAGAATAATGAAATAATGCGCATTGAATTAGGTCTTGAATTTGTTAATGTGGAGAGAAAAAAGAATGGTTATTTCATTGGATTTAATGCCGCATATGATCCACGAATTAGAAATCTAGAATGTGTGAATAGTGGATTCGATGATGTTCGCAGACATCAAGGTGCTAGAAAGGTTCGTTTAGAGCAATTAATGGAACAGAACAAAGGCAAAATCGATATTGAAGTAGCAAAAGAAATTATTGCTGATCATTATGATGTCTATTTAAATAAAATAAATCCATGCTCTAGAACAACATGCTCTCATTATGAACTCGACGAACGGGCGTTTATGAGTCAAGTAGATAGGCCATTGCCATATCAACCAAGAGGTGCTGTTGACGGATGTGTAGCAGATACAGAATCTTGTAGCAAAATGGGTTTCTATGGAAGATGGGGATCATCGTGTGGTACATCATTTAATGTGAAAGAATTTATACAGCTACATAGGCAATGGCAACGGTATGAACCATATTTGGATGATAGACCATCGCAGCCATGGACATACTTTACATCAGTAGATAAGGCAAGTATCGGACATTCAAGAGCAACTAAAAAACACTTTAAAATGAAGAAGGTCGAGAGAAATACAAGGAAAAAGAAAATACAATAGTTATACTAGATAAAAACAAAAAGCTATTATTACATAAATAATGAAAGATCAGAATGATTATTTATGTGAAGACCATAAAATATACGGAAATACTACTATTTATTTCCCACTAAGTCCATGCCGTTCTACTTGCTCGAATTGTAAAAAGAAAAATGTTTCTGGCTACACAAATCCAAGGCATGGTTCTAATCCATTTGGATACTGTTATCTTTGTCCCACATTGTGCATAACATGTTCTATTGCGCAGAAAAAATGTATGTGGTGTAACTAGTGAATATATTGTATGTGGCCTCTATCTCTCTGCCTCTACACATAGGAAATACTAGATATTAATTTACAAACCATTTAAAATGATTTTCATATATTAAATAAACATGGAAAACAAAGATGCCAATAAATTGACGAAAATAGTGTCTGATTTATATTTTAAATATCAAGACAATCAGATTATTTTCAATAAAATGACACAATATATTGAAAATTTACCGGAATTGTTGGAAACCGCAAATAATACAATCATCGAACGTGCAGAAAGAAAAACAAAGTTAGAATGTGAATCAGAAACATTCATCCATAAATTTCTTCACAATCACAAATTTTATTATCATGGATCGTCTGACATATTTTTCGAATATAAAGACAATAAATATATATTAATTCGCGAGGATGATGTTCAACATGCTATCTTGTCTACAATTAGTGCGAATAAAACGCTAATGGATTGGAAGCATAGATTGAAGGTAACCATTCTAAAAAAAATAAAGGATCGTGACATATTTTCGTGTATCCCAGAATCAGAAACCATTCAATCCGTCATCAATCGTCTATGCCCTTCTATATGCGATTCCAGAGAAAAGGCGAAATATTTTTTAACTGTATTGGGTGATATATTGATGAAACGAAGTCAATTGGTCTATTTCCTACACCCCAAGACGAAACCATTTCTTAAAGAACTCAGCAATTTGTCTTGTATGTTGTTTGGCACACCCAATTTGCTGAATATTTTTAAATTTAAATATTACGATCATAATTTTACCGAGTGTCGTCTTGTCGATATTCAAGAAGCAACAAATTTAGACACATGGTCCACTTATATTAAACAAGAAAATGCTCTAGATTTGTTTTGTGTCGCTGCGCATTATTCTACTAGATATGAAGGCGCCGAGAATTTCTTACAAGAACATTGTAAGGACGAAGAGTTAAAAACATACGCACTATATCTTAAGAATAATAATGAGAAGCAGATAATTAATCATTTCTTTGATAAAAATATTGAGCATAGCGATGACTGTTCAATCTCTTGGAAGAATATGCAGTATTTATGGAAACAATTTATTGAAGGTGAAAAATTGCCCAATGTGTTTTTTACGACCACCTTGAAATTGCGATTAATAGACAAATTCAAATATGACGGACACAAGGATGTATTCTTGGATTGTACGAGTAAGTTATTACCAACAGTGAGTAAATTTATTCAATTTTGGAATGATAATATCGAAAGCAATATGGGAGGAAAATGTGATATTAACGATATTGAAAGTATTGATAATAGTAATGATAATACTGATATAAATGGTAATGCTATTAGCGAGGTTTGTAGCAACGATAGCAGTGATAATAACAATGAAGAATTAGAAATAGACGAACTTTGCTCTCTATTTACCTATTATACAAAAACGAACATCAATGAAAAGAGCATATTGGATTTAATCAAGCATTATTATCCAGATACATATATTGAAGATGATAAATATCTACTACATACAAGATGTAAACTATGGAATAAGAAGCAAGATATACTTAAGTCGCTTCAAAAATATAAGGCAAATAGTCCAAGTGCGAATGCGAGTGCGGAAATTTACACGGAAGAAATTCCGATCAATGAATTGTATCAATTTTACTGTATTGGTAAGAACAAGTTTACCGTTAGCAAACGCTATTTTGAAAAATTTATCAAGGAAGAGTCACAGCTCTATATTATAGAGGACAACTTTATCAAAGTCGAATCTTTTAGTAATATATAGAGTAAATACACAGACCTAAAATAAAAATAATATTGATAACAATAATATTGATATCAATATTTTACACAATTCGTACAGTATGTGTAGTAGCATTACTTACGGTTTCGTTTAGCATTGCTCGATTTCTTAGATTTCTTAGTTTTCTTCATTTTTCTAGATTTGTGCGATTTATGCGATTTGTGCGTTTTCTTCATTTTTCTGGATTTGCGTAATTTTCCGCCCTTTTTTTCATCAATAATTGTTGTTTCACTTAACCATATAGTTTCATTAGTCAAAGGAACTTTTTCTCCAGTCCACTTCTCTTTGTATTCATTCGCATAAACATATTGTCCGCTATGTTTTGATGATCTATGTATTGTATATTTTGGGTCATTTTCGATAATCCATCCCAACTTAATAGCATCATCTAGTGAAATAGATCTCAATGTTTTGTTTTCTAATGCTTTTCGTATAGCATTTCTTTTGTGGAAAAGCTCATTTAGTTCTGTATTTTTTCGCCTAAATTCTTCGAGAGCTAATTTATAGGTCTCATCGTTTCTATGAAAATCACCTAAATCGTTACGATATTTTCGTATTTGAGATAGGATTATGGCATTAGTCGAATCGTCACCCTTTCGTGTTTTGATTCTTATATTCAAGTCGCCATTTTCTCGAAACCAATTTTGTTGCCATTCGTGATCCAAACGGTCTAATTCAAATGATGTTGACTTCTCATCCGTAGGCATAGGATATATTTCCACAAATTGTATTTGCTCTTTTTTCGGAACATAATCATCACGTACTCTCGTTTCTTCAGTCAATCTAGAATCATATGGCATTCTACCTCGTTCAGTTACCATATATTTTGATGTATCATTATGATAATTTGATTCAGTCATGGCTCTATATATATTATACTTATAAAGAATACGCCGACCATAAAGAAATTTGAAAGATTAAATAAATAATAGTTATTTAAATTATTATTTATTTTGTAATTAATTTAGTTTACTTAGTTGCTAAAGTAATTTACTTTTTGTGAGATCGGTTCTTGCGTGTGCCTCTCTTTTTGGATCCCTTCTTGGTGACGGTTCCGAATACACCACTTCCCTTGGGTTGAAGATGTCCAGAAAGATGCTTCTGGGTCTTGGCGATCTCGCTCTTCTTCTTAGATACAATTCTGCCACGGTGCATCTTCAAAGCAACCTTGTGTAATCCACCAGCCGTTTTGTAAGCAGTTCCGTGCCAAACTTGAGCACGAGAACCCTCTAATAATTCGTAAGTATGTCCATGTATGTGGTATTTGCCATCGGCACCTTTATCGTGTCTCTTGACCATTTATAAAAAGTGGAGAGAAAAAAATATTATATTTCTAAAAGTAATCAACGCACTAAAATAAAATACAAGCAACTAATACTAAATAAAAATACAAGTATAATACTAAAACACTAAAAGGTGTTTTTTGGTGATTGACCATATCCGACTGGACCACCCGTTCTCTGCGAATAGGCATTTACTGGGGCATATATTTGTGTCCAAGTAGCATTTCTCATTTGCGACTGAACGCTAATTAATGTGCTTATTCGTTGTATAGCTGTAGCACGATTATTCATTACATATCCATTTTGAAAATTAGTTTTGGTTATTTTACAATTCGCAAGTCTTGAATTACATATCTGAATTGGTCCGGACCCATTGCTTTTATATTGTGCTTGTTGTTGTGTAGGTGTAGGTGTAGGTGTAGGTGTAGGTGCTGGTGGTTGAGGTTCTGGTTCCCCGTATAAAATAACGTCAGTATTCATCGCTCCATAAAAGTTTGAATATGTCTGCTCTATTAAATTTAAATTATTTATATACTCACTATATACCTTAAGATTTTGTATACCATTAAATGCGTTATTTCCAATTGTTTGAACACTTGGTGGAATATTAATTTCGGATATCTTCGAATAACTAAACGCAAAATTGCCTATACTAGTAACACCTTCTGGTATAATATACGACGATTTTGTATTGCCACTTGGATATTGTATTAATGTTGTATAATTTACATCGAATAAAACACCGCTGTTATCCGAAGCATAATAAGAATTTCCTAGTGCTACATTGATGGTTGCTATACTGGACTTACCGAACGCATTTTGACCGATGCTTGTTACGGATGCCGGTATTGTTATTGTCGTTAATGTGTTCTGACTGAACGCAAATGCGCCAATATTGGTAAGTTGCGAATTTGACGCAAATGTTACTGAAGTGATACTTTGCGTATTATTGAAAGCATATTCACCAATGCTTGTTACTGAGGCTGGGATTGTTACTGACGTTAATGATGTTGTCAAATTGAACGCAAATGCGCCAATATTGGTAAGTTGCGAACCAGACGCAAATGTTACTGTCGTCAAATATTGCGCATTATAGAACGCATACTCACCAATACTTGTCACAGATGATGGAATGATTACTGATGTTATTGAGGTCATGCTGAACGCATTTGCCTCAATACTAGCGACTGTTGTTGGTATAATATAAGAAGTTTGTATGTTAATATTTGGATATTGTATTAAGGTTGTATAATCTACATTGAATAAAACACCATTAATATCCGAAGCATAATAAGTATTTCCTTGTGCTACCGTTATTGTTTGTAAACTTGATATAGATTTGAACGCATATTCTCCTATGTTTGTAACAGATGACGGAATGGTTACTGATGTTATAATAGTATTATATTCAAACGCATTTGCTTCAATACTTGTATATCCAGATATTAATACATTTGTCTGTGTAGTCAATTGAGCAAAAACAATATCTTGTGTTAATTCACCAGAACCACTAAATAATATTGTATCCAGCGATGATATATTAACATTTGATACACCATAACATGTCTGACCACTACCAACAGTTAAACCGAGTAAAGTAATGGTCGCGTATAATGTAAATACAATTGATGTTATATTTGTAAGAACGAACGCATTTTGCCCAATACTTGTTACAGACGCTGGAATTGTTACTGATGTTAAATTAGTTGCTCCATATAACGCGTTTTCTCCAATACTAGCGACAGTTGCTGGTATAATATAAGAAGTTAGTGCGTTACCTATTGGATATTGTATTAAGGTTGTACCATTAACATCGAATAAAACGCCATTAATATCCGAAGCATAATAACTATTTCCTTGTGCTACCGTTATTGCTGGTAAACTTGACATAGCATTGAACGCGGATTGTCCTATGCTTGTGACAGATGATGGGATGAATATACTAGTTAAATTGGTGCCATTGAACGCATATTCTCCTATGCTTGTAACAGATGATGGTATTGATATAGATGTTATATAAGCATTTGCGAAAGCATTTGCTCCAATGCTTGTATATCCAGATATTAATACATTTGTCTGCGATGAACTCAATTGTGAAGAAACAATATTGGCAGTTAATTCACCAGATCCGCTAAATACAAATGATGTTATATTGGTATTTGTAAACGCATTTGCGCCAATGTTTGTTACTGATGATGGTATCGTAATTTGCGTCAAGTTTATTGCTCCATATAACGCGTTTTCTACAATAGTAGTAACACCATCTGGTATAATATAAGAAGTTAGTGCGTTACCTATTGGATATTGTATTAATGTTGTACCATTAACATCGAATAAAACGCCATTAATATCCGAACCATAATAATTATTACTTAGTGCTACATTGATTGCTTCTAAACTTGACATAGGATTGAACGCAGATTGTCCTATGCTTGTGACAGATGACGGTATGGATATAGATGTTATATATAGAGCATAACTAAAAGCATTTGCTGCTATGCTTGTCACTGTATTGGGTATAGTTACGGATGTCAAGAATAGTATGACACTTTGAAACGCATTTGATCCAATGCTTGTATATCCATTTATGATTATATTTGATGGATATGATGTACCAATACCATTAGAAACAATCGCTTGTGTTAAAACACCAGATCCGCTAAATGTTATAGTTGTTCCGTTTACAGTTGTTGACATTATTTATATTTATATAACATTACTAATAAAATTGAAATAAATTAAACATTAATAATTATTTCATACTATTATAGTAAATATGACAACTCAAGAGTCACTTTCCAAATATCAGAAGTTAACCGACAAGGAACACATCTTAAAAAAACCAGACACATATATTGGTTCCATTGAAAATACTGATCATGAAGATTATATTTTCAGCGACGACAAGATTATTTCCAAGGAATTCCAATATATTCCCGGTCTGTATAAATTGTTTGATGAAGGCATCGTAAATTGCCGCGATCATGTAATTCGCCAAGCTCAAGCTGTCAAGGATAACTTAGCAAATGCTCTACCAGTTACAAATATTGAAATTACTGTGGACGAAGATGGCACGATTCACATGTATAATGATGGCAACGGCATTGATGTGGCCGAGCACCCAGAATATAAAATTTGGATCCCAGAGATGATTTTCGGTCACTTGAGAACATCCACCAATTACGATGAACAAAAAAAGGAAAAGATTGTTGGAGGCAAAAACGGATTCGGTTTCAAGTTGGTATTAATTTGGTCGAGTTGGGGAAAGGTCGAAACAGTTGATCATGTAAGAGGTCTAAAGTACATTCAAGAATTCAAGAATAATTTAAATGAAATCAGTAAACCATCTATTACTAAATGTAAGACTAAGCCATATACTCGCGTATCTTTCAAGCCAGATTATAAACGGCTAGGTATTCAAGGATTAACCGTCGATATGCTGTCGCTTCTCAAGAAGCGCGCCTATGATGTATCCGCTATTACAGACAAAACAATCAAGGTAAAGTTCAACGGACAATTAGTCCCATGTAAGAATTTCGAGCAATATATTGATTTATATGTCGGTTCTAAAACAGATGTAAAGCGTGTCCATGAAACGGCAAATGACCGATGGGAATACGCAGTTTGTTTGGCTCCCAAGGACGAATTCCAACAAGTCAGTTTCGTAAACGGTATTTGTACATCAAAAGGTGGAAAGCATGTGGAATATATTATGAATCAAATCATTCGCAAATTGTCCGCGTATATTAAGTTAAAGAAGAAGGTGGATGTCAAGCCGAATACTATCAAAGAGCAACTCATGCTATTCTTAAGATGCGATATTGAAAACCCGTCATTTAATAGCCAAACAAAGGACGAGCTTGGAACCGCGGCAAGTTCATTTGGATCAAGTTGTACGGTTAGCGATGCGTTTATTGAAAAAATCGCCAAGATGGGCGTCATGAATGCTGCGTGTGCTTTGACCGAAGTAAAGGAAAACAAGGCTGCCAAGAAGACGGATGGCACAAAGACTAAGAGTATTCGTGGCATCCCCAAGTTAATTGATGCGAATTTTGCTGGAACTGCCAAGTCTGGACAATGTACGCTGATCTTATGTGAGGGAGATTCAGCCAAGGCGGGTATTGTTTCGGGACTGTCAAAAGAAGATAGAAATATTATTGGCGTATATCCGATGAAGGGTAAGATTTTCAATACGAGAGGTGAAACGCTAAAGCGCATCAGTGAAAACAAGGAAATTATTGAAATAAAGCAAATATTGGGTCTTGAAGCGGGTAAGAAATATACGAGGGAAACCGCTTCAAGTACGCTAAGATATAATTCGGTATTGTTTATGACCGATCAAGATTTGGATGGCTCTCATATCAAAGGACTTGGATTAAATCTATTTCAAGACCAGTGGAACTCATTATCTACACTGGACAATTTCATTGGATTTATGAATACACCGATTTTAAAGGCAAAGAAAAACGGACAAGAATTGCTGTTTTACAATGACGGTGAATACAAGAAATGGACAAATGAAAATGATACCAAGGGGTGGGCCATCAAATATTATAAGGGTCTTGGTACAAGTACTAGTAAAGAATTCAAAGAATATTTTGCGAATAAAAAGATTGTGTATTTTACACATGATGGAGCGAGTAGTGATAATATCGTAGATATGGTATTTAATAAGAAGCGCACAGAAGAGCGAAAAGAATGGTTGACAAATTATAATAGAAATAGCTATTTGGATACCAATGACAATAAGGTAAGTTACACTGATTTCGTGAATAAGGAGCTTATTCACTTCTCCAAATATGATTGTGAACGATCTATTCCAAATATGATGGATGGATTGAAGATTAGTTTGAGAAAAATTCTATATAGTGCGTTTAAAAAGAATTTGACAAGTGAAATCAAAGTGGCGCAATTCAGTGGATATGTTTCTGAGCATTCCGGATATCATCATGGTGAGGCAAGTTTGAATGCGGCGATTGTGGGTATGGCGCAAGATTATGTGGGAAGTAATAATATCAATCTGCTTATGCCGAATGGACAATTTGGAACACGCCTTCAAGGGGGCAAAGATTCAGCGAGTGAAAGATATATCTTTACTCAGTTGAATACAATTACCAGATATATTTACAGAAAGGAAGATGACGCTGTATTGGAATATTTGAAAGATGATGGATTTCCAGTAGAACCGATGTTTTATGTTCCTATTATTCCAATGATTTTGGTAAACGGAGGTAAAGGAATTGGAACTGGATTTAGTACAGACATATTGTCTTAGTCTGTAGACAATTTGATATCTTATTTACAGCGCAAGTTGAAGGGCGAATCGACAGAAGACATTGTATTTACTCCGCAGTATAAAGGGTTTACTGGTACATGTCAAGAAATGGAAGGTAAAAAATATATTGCCAAGGGCACTTACCAAAAGCTCAATGATAAAAAGGTTCGCATTACTGAATTGCCAATCGGACACTGGACGGATGATTTTAAGCAGCATATTGAAAATTTGATGGAGGCGGATAAAAATAAGAAGAACAAGGCTTTTGTCAAAGATTATAACGATATGAGTACGGATACAACGGTAGATATCGAAATTACATTAAATGAACCCATCGACGAGTCATTGGATAGTTCAAATATGTATAATAATTTCGAGAAGCTCATGAAATTGTACACTTCATTAAGCACAAATAATATGCACTTATTCAACGACGAGGAGAAATTGGTGAAGTTTGATAGTGAAAAGGAAATTGTCGATAGTTATTTCCCAGTTCGACTTAAGTATTATCAAAAGAGAAAGGATTACATGGTGGATGCTCTTCAAAAAGAATTGACGCTGCTTTCTAATAAAGCAAGATATATTCAAGAGAATTTAGATGGAGAAATTGACTTGAGAAAGAAAAAGAGAGAGGAAATCTTAGAAATGATGGTTGCGCGAAAGTATGCCGTTATTGAAGATGATACTGATTATAAATATTTGCTTAAAATGCCAATGGATAGTGTGAGTGCGGAAAACGCAGAAAAACTAATAAATGACAAAATTAATAAGGAAGCAGAACTGTGCGCTATTCAATCCACTTCTATTGAAAATATGTGGTTGAAAGATTTGGACGAACTTAAGCAATACTTGGATGCTCCCAAAACAATCAAGGTGAAGAAGATGGTTAAGAAATAGAAAATAAAAAATAGAAAATAAAAGAAAGAAAATAAAAGAAAGAAATAGACATAAAAAATAGAAAAATATTTACACATTTGAACATTTATGGCACTCCCAATAAATTTTCTTCTGCTATAACTTGACATTCTTCACAACACACTAATATTTTTCTTCTGATGTATCTAATATCACGATGAAGTATATCAATGAGATAAATATCACAATTCCAACATGTATATTGTATGTGATGAATATAATCAAAGACATCCTTCATTTTTTTTCTATGTTCAGCATTAAACATATAGATTAAAATTTGTAACTCTTTTGGTAAACGATTTATTCTTTTAGATAGAATATTATTTTCCATTGTTGATAATTCATATATAATTTTAACAATTGTATTATATACTATAATTAAATCAATTTTTTTTAATTGTATACTATAATGGGAATACACTTTACAGACAAGTATTCACTTTTACATTTTGCCGTAGGTATAGTTGTGTATTATTGGAACATGTCCTTTTTACTCTGGTTCATAATACATATGATATTTGAATATATTGAAAATACAACATATGGTATGAAAATTATTAATAAATTTGCGTTTTGGCCCGGTGGAAAAGATCATGCCGACAATATAATAAATATGATAGGTGACCAATTTTATGCCGTGATAGGTTGGTATCTAGCATATGTTATTTGTAATATGTAAAGTTATCTATCTACATATTAGTATTGTTAGGTGTAAGATCCTAAATTAAAACCAATGCTTTAATTCCAATGTTTTATTATTAAAATCTGGTTGAGTTGGTCT